TTAATACTTATTTTGCTGTCCTCATACGGCTGTTCATGCTTGCGCAGCCACTTCCAAATTGTGCTATAATGTTCCAAGCAATCCCACTGCTCGCAGGCTGTCTTAAGGCAGCTGTAAACTGCCGTGGCGGTAACATCATCAAAGGCCGTAACCACATAAACTGGTTTCTGTTTTTTTGTTCCCATTTGCTGGCGTGTTAGTTGAGTGATATATTAAAAATTATGGGCTTAAGTACAGCTGGCGCAGGCACAATGGCACAACGTACCACATGCTGCACCAGCCAACACTTAAAGTAATTACCACCGTGGGTAAACTGGTGGCGGCTGCAAAATATCATGTGTTTACTTAAGCGTATCATTGTGCAAATATATCACACATTATTCACCTAACCAACATTTATTTTGTCAGCATTTCACCTGCAATTTGTTCCAACTCCCTGCGGCGTTCTGGTTTGCTTTCCCTTGCAACTGCCGTCATGCCGTTTACCAGCTTCCACAGCGTTGGGCTGCCCTGCAAGCCATCGGCAGGGTTGTTTTGCATCAGCACCTTATTTACGGCCTCGGCCACTGGCTTACTGCGGCTGGTTAACGTGGCGTTAAGCTTTGCAGTTAAAATACTAAGTTCATTTGCGTTTTTCATCTTCGTTTTTTTAGTTAATTATCTTTACTTTTTTAAAAGGGTATGCCCTGTACTTGCTTTTCATTTCATCATAATTTTCAATGAAATAATCACGTGCAATACGTGCCTTTTCAATAGTTTCAAAACTGCCCAAATGATAACCTATTTTAAATCTCGTCACTTGAACAGTCCATCTCTGGTGAACCTTAGTTATACCCCAATCAGGTTTTTTACTTCGATTAAGTAAGTTGTACCTGCGTGTAGTAAAGTGACAGTTTTGTGGCGTGTAATTTCCGTCGTTATTTTCCCTGTCAATTTCAAGGTTCTTAGAGTAGCCGTTAGCCAGAGCCCAATCCCTAAATACAACAAATTGTCGCCATTCATCACATACCGTGATGCCACGCCCGCCATAATATTTAAAATGCGGATGGTTGCAATTCGTGCATCTTTGAATCATTGAGCCCCATACTGCGTGAAGTGTGGTCTTTTGGCCTCTGATTGCTTCACCATGTTTAATATGTCCTGCCATTGTCAATTATATAAAGCCCCGCCAGCAAATGGCTTACCGATCACACCCGTGGGGAGTTTTCGCATTTGCTTTTGGGGCAATTATAATTTTGGTTGGTTCATAGATGTAATCAGTAAGCATTACAAAGTTGCTAAAATTTTCTCAACTTTCAAATAATAATCCCTTGTAATTGCTATCCGCATCCCATTTTGTCCACCATTCCAACATCGGGCAGCGACTTCATAACTTTTTCCGTTACAATAATATAAGAACACCTCCCGTGCCCTGTGGTAATCCATCATGTCGGCAAGGGTGTACTGTATGCCCGTGCGCTGGGCGTAATCCCGCAGGCGTATGGGGCGCACTTGAAAGTACCCTGCTGCCTGTTCCTGTGGGTTGTATGCCAGCGTATCACCGCCGCTTTCAACCTGTCCAACTGCCCTGCATAGGCTGTCGTAATAGTTAAACACTGGCGGCGCTAAAATAATCAGCACCACCCTGTCTGGCGCTGCCGCCCTCGTTGTGATAAGCAGCAGCGCAAAAAGCATAATAAAGCTTTTCACCTGTAATCCTCCATGCCACAGTTATTGCACTTCCAGCCTATGGCCTCAACGTACAAGCCGTACTCGTTACGCCCCATACCGCCATCAATACTGGTGCGGTTACTGCTGCCGCAATCGGGGCACTCGCCATCGCCAACAATTACCAACTGCTTTACCCTTTCAACCATGGCGGGTAAGGTTACCCCAAACACATGCAGCGTCAAGCGCCTCACTTCGTCATCACTTAAAAAGCTGTCCAGCTGCCAGCCGCACTGTACCTCATAGTGTTCTATCATACCAAAGCGTCTGTAAAGTGTTTCCATAACGGCCTCGCTTACATTGTGCCAGTACGTTGGGTTCTTTGCCCACCATTCTGGCTTTCTAATACTTAATTGCATAACTGCCATAATTACAAGGTATTTACATAATCTTTTAACTGCTGTGTAAAATCCACCCGTTCCTCGGTTTCCCGTTCCTGTACTTCATCGTAAGTGCTTTGGTCAAACACACTTTCAATGGCTGCCGTAACCATGCGCTGCAATACCTTTGGGTCTATTGCATCAAGTTCTACCTGCCCCAGCCCTTCCCATTTGGCGCTTCTGCTGTCACCCTCTTTTATTGGTGCTGGCGGTAAACCCATTTCCACAACCTGTGCCTCCATAAGTGCAATGCGCCTTACTTCAATATCTTCCAAGCCCATTCTGCGCAGGTTTTCTTCAATGCTGCGGGGTATATCCTCGCCGCTTGGGTCGTAATCCCCAAAGTAAAGTATAATGGGGTGGCGGCCATCGTCAACGGCTGCCTGCATCCTGTCGTACGTATCACGTAAAAAGGTAAGGCTGGGGTAACCCTTGCAAGCGCCCAGTGCAACACCATGGCGGCTGGTTACGCTTTCAAATACGCCCTGCAATGCCTTTTTTTCTATAAAAACCTCGGGGTAATAATACTGCCCTTCCCACTTATTACGGTAATAGCTGGTCATCCATGCTTTTACCTGCCATTTGGCATCCCTTACTTTGGTTTCCAGTTCTACATTTTCAAACCGTGTGAGGCCAATAATTTCACGGTCATTGTCGCTAAAGGCTGTAAAGTTTATAATGCCAGCCCAGCGGGCATCAATCATGGCATTAACCACTCTTTTGTAATGGTTAATGGTGTTTGTCATGCCCCGTGCCACAAGCCTGTAATGCAGCCCCCTAATTGTTAAAATGCCAGCTTCGTACTCTTTTACAATTTCCACGGCGTTTTCGGTAATCCATTTGTTCGTAAATTCATCTTTCATCTTCGTAAGTATTGTGTACCCTTGCTTTCTTTGGCGGGGTACGGTTAGTAATAAAAAATAAGTGCAGCCAAGGGGAGGCCGTTTGATTGGGTGGTATGGTTCACCCGTTGCCTCCCTTTGTACAGCATTACTGCCAAGGCTGCACAGTGGCAGCCAGCGCCGCACTTACGGCATACGGTTACCCGTGCGCTGGCCTGTGTTCATTTAACTTTCGTTAACTTTTTTTCTGTGTACAGTGGTTTGCCTGCCTCCAATAGCTTGGTGCAAAGGTCAAAGCATATTGTCATATCGGCGTACGTGTCGTGCTTGCGCCCGCACAGCGGGCAAACGTGTTGCCCCTTGCGCCATTTAGCTGGCATGTGTAAGGTATTTTTTTGCTTCCAGTGCTGCACAGTACCCAGTAAGCTTGGTTTCTTTTTTTATTACATCAACCGTTTCAACTTCGCACTTTTCAGTATTGCCAATCGTAAGTTCAAGCCGTGTACCTGTGGGGCACTGTTTTGCCCCGTTTTTTGGGTATAAGTAAAAGGTAAAATTTACAGTGTTTGTGCCAATAAGCTTCATCGGCTCGGTATCAAATGCCTTGGCCAATTTTGTGGCCAGCTTATCAAGGTCTGCCAGTGTTATTTTTTCATCCACTGCGTTAAAGTGTACCGCAGTGCCATAATAGTAAGGCTTTATTTCCCACCCTTTTGGCATAAGGTCTGCAATATTATCAGCCACCATGCGTGTAAGCATTATGCGGTAACTGGCATCCTTAAGCGCTGCCTGTGCTTTTTTAACGGCCTCTTTTGCATCATCCATGGCGTGTTTTAATTCTGCTGTTTTCATCTTTCGTTTTTGTTAAGGTTAATAAATTTTGTGGTTTCTATGTCCGTACTTATAATTGCCAATCCAGTTGTCAAGGTCTGTGCCCCTACTAACTGCACTGCCCCTGTCTGTGGTAAGCCCTGCATTTTTTTCTTTAACTGCTGTTTCCAATGCTTTGTAAACTGCTGGCTTTAAAATGCTTTTCCATTCTGCCATTTGGCTTGCCCCGTAGGCCAAGCCGTCTGTAAATGCCCTTATGCATCACTTTCACCCTATCGGTTGTACTCGGCTGCTCACCCTTGCAGCGCCCAGTTGGCTTTCCAGAGGATGGTTTCACGCATAGCCGCCGAAGCAGCCCCACTAACCTGTACTCGCCGTAATTTGCTGTGAATCATGCCAATGAGTGCTATCTGCCTGTTTCACAGTTCCTTACCAACCACAGCCATTCAACGAACGCAGCACCAGTACGAAGTACGGTAATACGTTTGTGATGTGCAAACATTCAACCAATTATTTTACATACGCACATGTAAATAAATGTATCACGCTGACGTACAGCATGATGCAGGGGCGTAAAATTTCTATTTTACATAAAATAATGTTATGTAAAATAGGTGGCTGTAAGTATATGTGTATCAGCGAAAACCACGAACTATACCGCCAAGCTATTAGTATATGCGGAGAGGGGTAAAATACGACAAATCGCACGAAACAGGCCAATTTTGCGAAATGGGCAGAAATGCAAAAAGGGCAGTCGATTAAAACTGCCCTCCCCTGAATTACTAAACGAAGATGAAAACCAGTGAGGTTTACCGCCGCGAAGATAGATAAATCCCAATGATAAAAAGCAAAATGAGTATTATACTTACAAACAGACATGCTTGATAAAAAACTGGAATATATTTCTTTTCCTGTATAACGGTCTTGGTAATTGTTACCGTTTTTTCCTTCAAAGTGGCTGCACTGTCGATGGCGAATGCCAAGGTCGTTTTATTAAGGCGCAGCTGTATTTTTAGTTTTTTGTTTACCACCCACGCACTGGCGCTGGCAAATTTATCTATAACATTTACCGTATCGCTTATGTAACCCTCCATGGTAACTGGCTCGGGTAAATTGAGCAATATTGCCAAACTGTCTGCCACCGTATCTGCGGGCAGGGTTATGTATATGATCGTGTCCCTGTAACTCACTACTTGCTTAAAAACGGTATCGGCTGCCATGGGTGGCCACTTTTCCATACACCGTTTCTGTGTTGCGCAGCTTGGCAGTATTGCCAGCCACACTGCAAGGCATACGGCTGCTTTTACATATCGCATCCTTTTTAAAGGGGTAGTACCGCCAGAGGGGGGAAGTGGCGCATTTAGCTTGAAAAGGGCAAATTTTGGCATTTCGCTGTTTCTAGGTAAAATACTCTTTATACTGGGCAGGTATTTGTTTAAGCAGTGCAGCCCTTATTTCTGCCTTTTCAATATCCCCGTCCTTGTCTATATCAAAAAGCGGGTTCTGCTTTGCCACAATGGCTGGGGTAATTACATACGTTTCGGGTTTGCCCACCGCAGCTGGCCAAAATATGCCGCAGTATAAGTCCACCCAATCCTTGTACCTGCCCTTAAATATGCCAAGGTGCTTTTTAACATAATCCAACTGCTGCACGTTGCTCATGGCCGCCAGTGCCTCGCAGGTTGTGCCCAAAAAGCGGGCTGTGCTGGGCATAAACTGTATCAAACCTGTTGCCCCGCTTACCTTATTGCGGGCGGTGCTGTCCAGCGTGTGGCCAGTTTCAAACCACATGAGGAAAATTAAAGCGTTGGGGTCAACACCAAGATAAGCCGCAACACTTTTTACTTTAGCAATAAATGCAGCTTTGTTGACCTTTATTAAATCTTCAAAAATTAGTTTATCAGAATCCATCCTTTTGATTTTTTAAGTTGCCCGCTACATAACTGGGAAAGCATTGATTTTTTTAACTGGTATTTTGTTCTTAATTCAAACATTGTGCAAATTTCAATACCATAAGCGGCGTGGTAAAAGGTGTAAATGTCTTTTTTCTTGTGGCTTGAATTCTGCTTATTTCCCGTTATTATTTTTAGTATTGTCGTTTTGCTTAAATGGCTTCCCAGCCTATATTTGCGCATTTTTTTCTTTGTCGCATCTGACCTGCGCACGCCTTTATTTACTTTTCCTTTGTATTGTGCAGATCGTTCTTTTTTAAATTCCTCTGTACGCACGCAACCCAAACAGCTGCCAGCAGTTGGGGCACAATTAAAGAATGGCTGTAAGTTATCAATATGGAATTGTTCACGTGTTATGTTGAATTCTGGCAGGCAGGGTTCTAATATTGTAAATACCAAATCAGCCTCACCATATTTGTTGTAATGATTTTGCAGTTTTGGAGAGTGGTGTTTGTTTTCCCTTAAATCCTTTTTATGTCGTGCCCACCTGCTGCTTATGTTTACAGCACTACCAATATAAAAACGCTGTGGTTTTAACTGTGATTCAATCTTATAAATTCCGCTGAGTTGCATATCCAAAGGTACAAAATATTAGCCACCGCACCCCCAAAAAAGCAGCCACGCTTATTACCTTGGCAATAAACGTGGTGCGGTTCTGTTGTATAAGTTCCTCGAAAATCATTTACTTACTGCCGCTTTTTGTTCAGCGACTTTGGGGTTAAATAGGGTTTCAATCCAATCCAGCGCACCTTTCATCCATGGTATGTTATATGCACCGTTTGCCGCCAGCCCTGCCGCAAAGCCGTGGATAACGGCCAAGAGGATAGGGAAACCAGCAGCATAACCAATCTTTAACAAATCGGTTGCAACCAGTATTACAATAGCCACGCCCCAAGCTACCAGCTGGCGTGGCCAACGCTTAACTATCTTAAGCACGCCGTTTATAAATGTTGCCAAAAAGGCAATAAGCAGCGTAAATGCGCCAAAGTCTGCCAGCCACCTGTTTGGGTTAATAATTACATCAGCCCAGCTGGCGGGTGGTGCAGTTGGCGGGCTTGTGTCCTGTGCCATAAGCATTGGTGTAAAAAGTACTGCCGTAGCAAACAGCAGCAATACAAATTTTTTAGTTTCTCTTTTCATAGTGTTGAATTTAAGTTAATTGTGTGTAACTATTTTATGCCCTGTACTTTTCTGATTATGTCGTCAATATCTTTCTTGTCCACCTTGATGCGCCCCAGCTCTTCACAGTCTAATTTTAACTTTTCAATATCGATGCCGTGTGTAGTCACAGTGGCCTTGTATTCGTCAAGTTTTTTAAACATCTGACCCCACTGTTCCTCTACCACCCCAGATACGGAATGTATGACGATTGCAACCAATACCCTTTTTAACCACCTGCCACTAAAAATCAGCACTGGCGTTAAAATTATCATGATTACCCAAAACTGCAGGTCAAATATTTTTTCCATCATTTCTTTTTTTTAAGGGGTGTTACTATTATGTTGTATTGCCGCTTGTAAATGCTATCACCCGTGATATTTTTTTCTGCTTACTTCCCTATAACTCCAAGCATCGTTCCCCTTCTTAGCCTTAGACATTTTCAATTTTGTATCGTCTGTCATTTTTAACTTGGAACTACTCATTTTTAATTTCGTATCATCTGAAAGAAAATGCTTTTTACCTTTTGCGTTCTGATTACCCTTCATTTTACTGATTGTCTCAATTGAGTGTTTTACCCCAATTCTACTCCCTGCCGTTAAACAGACATTGAAATATGGATTAAAAGCGTCAATAAAAAACTGCTCATTTCTAATCAGGTCGCACTTTTCACAACCGATAATTACTGAAAATATTAAATCTGATTCGCCGTATTTGTTAAAGTGGTTTTGGAGTTTGGGGTTGTAGTGTATTCCTTTTCTTAACTCACGTAAATGATCACGCCAGCGGCGTTGGATATTAACACCACTACCAACGTAAATTCTGTGTGGCTTTTTTAATGATTGAATTTTATATATACCGCTGATTTTCATTACGTAAAGGTACTTATTTTTTAACCTTTTGGATCCTTATATCAAAGTTATATTTAAGCGAATCTACTCGTTTTTTTTTAAAGCCTCCTGTAGTGCCTGAATCTTTTCGTCCTTATAATTACTCAATTCCTCGTTTGCCTTAAGTGTCTTTTCAAGTGTCCGAACATAACTCCGGTCAAGTACATAATATGCGCCCTGCAATGTATTTACGTTTGCCTTGGTTACCGTGTTTTCATCAGTAACCCCCTTTATTTTGCCATCAATACCCTTCATCCATACCAGTATTGCCCTGTTCTGCACGCCCTGCTTGGCCAGTGTATCAAGCACTGCCTTATTGGCCTCCCCTGCCTTGTATTTGTTTACTGCCGTGGTGGCAATGAGTGTACCAATGGTAAGTATGGAAGTGCCCAGCCAGAAAAGTTCTTTGGCATTTTTAATAAAGCTGAATATGTTGGGCTTTTCTTCCATTACACCACATTTAACTGTATTGGGCTTATAACTTCATACTGCATATTTATTGCAAAGTTTTGGTCAAGCGTGCCTTTAATAACTGGGGCGTTAAACTTAACTGTATCATCCCCATTACACCCATCAAAGGTATTGCCAAACACAACAATATTGCCAGTGGCGGTAATATCGCTTTCGGTGGGTTCTTGCGGCAGGTTGATAAACCTAAAATAATTACCTGTAACAATGACATTTTTTATATCAACCACACCCGTCCCTCCAATTTCCACGGCGTGATATTTGGTTGAAAACATACAGCCCTGTGCATTTAAGGCGTTATTTTGTATAATCATATTTTCAACCTTGCCACTATAAAAGTCAATAACGGGGTTGGCGGTGGCTGTGCCAAACTCATTATCCATGTTGTTATTCCTTATGATTAAGTTCTTAATAGGGAACTGGTTAGAGTAGCACATAAAAATTGGCACGTTCACACCACTTACGCTGTTTTTCTTAAATGTATTGCCCTCAATAACCAAGTTATCAATACCATCCGTTTCATCCCCTGCACCACCCACATGATAAGGGGCACTTAAAAAGAAAAAAGCAGACATACCGCTTACAGTGTTATTCTTAATAATTACATTTTTATAATGCAATTTCAAATCAGCTGTAAGGCAAAAGGTTACGCCGCCTGTCTGTTCCGAAATAATGGTATTGTCTTCAAAAATGAAAAAATCAGCCTCCCCAGCGTGGCTTAAATCAACCATATCCCCTGTTGTTACCCAACCTTTGGTCGTGAAAAATTTATTGCCCTTAATTATTGTGTTTATGTTCCTTATGCCTGCACCTTGGTTGCAATAGTTATGCTCATAAAATATATATTCGGCTGGCGGGTGGGTTGACATTGCGTCGCCATGCGCTGCCCCAAGGCCATCAAAATCGGGCATCGTAAGGCACTCCCCATTAAGGCGGTTGTGGTGTATGTATATTTCACGGGTTGGAATCCAGTTGCCCGATGGGTCAAGGGCGTGCCTGCCGCCAACAATATCACAGCCCACAATTTCGCCCTTGGCACAGCCGTACATAATAATGCCGTAATTATTTCCTGTTCTGTTTTGCTGGTATGCAAAGTCACGGGTCGTAAAGTTTTCAACCTTGAACTGCACGGTATTGCAAAGGAACATTGTGGTTATGCCTGCGCCAACAATGTTGCAATCGTACATAAATACATTTTTGCAATAGTTTGTAAACACTGCTGTGTTGCCGTGTACCTGTGAACCGTTATAACGAAAACCACGCAGGGTAAATTCAAGGCAATTCATTTTTGTAACCCTCACACCCCCCACGTAATCCAGCCTTATTGGTTCATAAAGCGTTATCACGTTCGTGGTGGTATTTACCACATATACCTCGGCATGTTCGCCGCCGACATTGCCCTGCTGCCCCTTCCAAAATGCGCCAGTACCGCCAACATCGGTGGAGGTGGTCATAATTAAGTTATCACCCTTTGCCAGCGTAAGTGCCAAGGCATGTGATACGGTAATTTGTATATCGCCACGGCTGGGCGTAATGCTTTCCCATGTGCCGATTGAGCCTTGGAAAACAAGAAAGTAATTGCCAGTAAAATTTAAGGCGTTTATCCGTGAACCGTTGATAAACTCAATGTGGATATTTTTTGTAACTGTGACAGTTTGGCTGCTTACATATACATACTCGCCCTTTGAAAAAACTATTGTTGCGCCCACGGGCAGGGCTGCGAACATTACATTTAACTCGGTATGGCTAAAATTCACTCCAGCTGTTATGCCAAAGTCCTCTACAAAATAAAACATTTGCGGATTTACATTCGCAAAATTATAGTTAAGGTCTGCCACAAACTCCTCACCCGTCTGCCCTATTGCCAGCGTTTCTACACTCATAAGCCATACTTGTTTTTCAAGTAATTATATATTGCCAATTCTTGTGCTGCACTGTCTTTTACATTGCGCACAATGACCTCTTTAAATTCGCTGTTGCCATTATACACCCCTGCACCACTTGCGCCAAGGGTTAAGCCCCCCATGTCGCCACTCGGGTTACTTGCCCACAAAGCGGGTGCAGCTGCATCTTTTGTTAATTTACCACCATTGGCAACACTGGTAATTAATACCCGTACTATCATCCAAGCATCAAGGGTAATAAGTTCATGGCCAGCACCATAAAGACAGGTGCAAGAAAGATACCCAGCTGCCATCTGACCCAATGCAGCTGTCTGGTATGTTTTACCATCAAGTGCCATATCGTAAAGCTGCGACCGTTTTATACGCAAAACTGCATAAATATACTCTGGTTGTACCAGTGTAAAAGTGGACTGCATAAGATCGTTTGAACCATCAAATAACACCCCATCGGCAGACCATAACGGTTTCGCCGTACCACTGCCTGTAAGGTTGTGCCCGCTGCCCAGTTTATCGTTCCACTGTGAAACATAGTTTGAACCATCCTTTGTTATTGTTGCCAAATCATCGGCAATATATTGGCCAACTGTTTGCCCATCACCTATAAGCGTTGAAACTGTCGTCCATGCGTTGGCAGTTGCATAATTAGTATAAAGCCCCTCCCTAACTGCCCGAACACGGTAATAATAATGCAGCCCAAGGGTAAGCCCCGTATTGGGGTAACTAACTGCGCCAGAGGCCGTGGCGTGTATTTCGGCAAAGGTAACGCTATCGGTTGAGCGCTCAATGCTTATACCCTCCTCGTTATTGCTGCCATTCGCCCACGCAAGGTTTATCTGGGTGTCGGAAATAACGGTAAGCGTAAGTGCTGTACAGTTGCCGTTTGGTGCAACTGCCTCGGGTGTCCATAATGACTGCCCCGTCCTGTTGCTTTTTACCTGCCCGTAAGCATTAAGCGTACCAGCCCAGTAAATTGGCAGTAAAAACATTTTATGCAGTTCGTTTATTGCCTTGGCCGTAAGGGTTACGCCAGCTTTTAATATGCCAATTTTGCGCAGTAAGTTGGGCGCTGCCGCATCGTATTGCGTGGGTGTTCTTTGTAAATCCCAAGCCACCAGCGCTGCCTCACTGGCTGTACGCCATGTTGTGCCATCTTTCTTTATCCAAATATAGTCAGTGTCGGCGTTTTTATAGGCTGCTGTCTGGGGGCACTGGAAGGTATAATTGCCAGCTGTGCCACCCACTGTAAGGTAATCCGTTTTGCCCCGCACCTCGTTGTACAGCTTGCCGCCCGTTATGTTTGTGATAGTACCAAGGAATTCAAAAATGGATTCAATCATTGTACCATCAAAATATACATACGGCTGGCCTGTGCCAATGCGTGTCTTACCTATGCCTATGCGTATTGTCATAGCTTAAATACCATAACCAACGTAAATACCTGTGGCGGTTGTACCGTCCTTTTTAATTTTTTTGCAAAGTACTGGGTCTGCAAAGTAAACCTGCGAATCAACTGTTTTGGTTACCGCCTCGCTGTCTTGGTTGTTTATGGGCACATAACAAATGTTGCCAGCGCCAGTGCTACGGATAAAAAAGCCATTGCCCGATTCATCAGTATAATCAACGCTGGCCACACTTACGGCCAATTCCCTTATTATGTTACCGACTGCTGTATTTTTCATGGTATATTGTTTTTTTAATCTCCAATAACATTAAACGTGCGTGTCTGCCCGCCCATGCGGGTACACCTCAAAAGCGGGTAATCCTTGCTGTTACGGCGCAGGTACAAAGCAACTTCTTCCTTAATCGATGCACCCATAAGGGCTGCCTCCGTAGCCAGCCTTTGCACCGCTTTGTCGCTGGCTGGGGTGCTAAAGTCCGTATCCTTTACCGTAATGCCCGCAGCTGTATAGTTAAACGGCTGGCGGCTGGTGTAGCGGCCAAAGGCGTAATACATGATGCAGGCACGGAGGCCTTGGAAATATGCGGTGCGGTTTGAGTATGTGTATTTGCCACCATCCAGCAGTGCTTTGTTCTTATCGCTTAAGCTGGGCGGGCTGGTCTGTGCCTCATCCATAATTTCTGCCAGCAGGGCATCCCCCAGCCATGCCTTGACGTCAAATAGCTGCGCCTCAATTACAAACTGCGGCCACACAATAGAATTCTTCACACTGTCTGCAATGTGCTTATAGGCTGCCAAATCTGCTATGGTTACAAGTGGTATCATACTGGCGGTGTTGCTGGTGGGGTTGGTGCTGCGGGTGCTACAATGTACGCAAGCTGCTGCAAACTGTAATCACTGAACTTTACAGGGTATAAGGCCATTAAATCCATAAATGCCACCTCCAGTACCCTGCGCTCGTCCTTGGTTATGCTGTTCATAAAGTTAAAAGCATCGTTCATCAGATCGCTGCCAAACCCCTTGTTTCCTGTGTCAATACCCCGCAAAATTGGCGGGATAAAGGACATGCGGGCAATGTTTTCCTGTACCGTACCCTCTGTGTACTGGTACTGCTTGTCGTAATTCTTGGCATCAAAGGGTATAAACTGGGGTATTTCTTCATCCCCATCCACATCAACCACCCATATTTTGCTTGTATTGTTATCGCCCTGCATCCGTTTTATTTCGGCTGCACTGCTGGCCTGCTCTTGGTTGTACGGGTCGTCCTCATCCAGCGTGCCATCATCGGTGGTCTTAAACTTTTTACCCTTGCGTACAAGTATACCGCTGGGCAGAAAATTAAATTTGGCGTTGCGGTGTTTTACCGTACTTACGCTTTCCTCGGTAAGCATGTCCGTAATAACTGCATCAAAGGGGCATATCGGGTATTCCAAATCGCCATCGGCTGTGAAATACATAATCTGGCCAAGGTACTTTTCTGGGCTGCCAGCCTTTACCATTTCCTCGATGACGGTATCTGGGTTAAAGCGGTTGATATATTTTATGTCCGAGTTTTTGAACACCAGCCCCTTTATGCCTGTCCAGTCTGGGTGTACTGCGATGCGGCCTGTATACTGTTTGTTGCGGTCAATCTCAATGCGGCAATGTTCAAATGGCACGTTGTAATACTCGCACGGCTCTGCCAGCCCGTTGTATTTTACCAGCACTGCAAAGCCATTAAATTTACGTAAATCCTTGGCGCACTTGCGCAGCAGGCTGTTTGCCCTTTCCTTGCGCTCGTTCAGTACCATTTCACCCAGTACCGTGTCCCGCAGGCCAGCACCCACAATAAACTTCGTGTAAATATCCACGCACACCTTGCCCGTGCCGCTGGCATCCACAATATCAAGTACCTTTTGCGGGTAGTCGTTATTCTGGCCGTAAGCCTTTATGTTCTTGGACAGATTGTACTGGTTCTGCTCCACCCGCTGGTTGGTAACAGCTGCACTTACCCTCATGGCTTACTTACTTTTTTTTGGTGTGGCTGCTTTGTGGCTGCGGTTTTCTGTTGTGGTTGGTACAGTTTTTACAGGCTGCTTGGCTGGTGCTGCACCTACCTTGCTGGCCTCTGGTAAATCGGCCTTGGCTGCCTCTGGTGCTTTGTCCGCCGCTGGCGCTGCGCCATTATTTGCTTCTTTATTTTCGGTACTGGCAGGCGGCACGATAGTAAGGTTACTATCCTGTTCCACTGGCTCTGGCATCACTGCAAACATGCTGGCGTTGGCCGTATGGTCACGCAGTGCTTGCTCGGCTATTTCGTTGGTAAGATTGTCGTTGGTGACGATACCACCGCCGAAAGGCTGTATTATGTAGCCTTTCCTTAATCTGTAATTACATGCTGGTTTGTCCATGTGTTTAAGTATTTTGAAAATCGCTTCAATGTAACACGTGTCGCAGCTGTGGTGGAAGCTCTCGCCCGTTATCTCCTCGTATGCCTCCCGTATTGCCTGCCTGCGCTCTGGTGTTTTTTGTCCATTTATATAGTCCCTTGCAAAGTTCTTAACTTCCTGTAAACGGCTCATAAGTAAGAAAGGGGCTGTGCGAAGCCCCTTTATTTAAGGTTAAAGAAGTGAGGCTATTGCTGCCCGTGTAGCGGTAATCGAACCGCCTGCAAAAAAGGCCAGCGGTGGCTTACTTTCCTTCAGCTGTTCACTGCATCCAGCCAGTATATTCCATCCACCTGCCAACTCGGCGTCTGCGGGTACACGTACGCATTCCTTGATCTCAAGACCGAAGTCCCAGCCCAGTACCTCAAAAACGGTACGGCCAGCAGGTGAGGCCTCGCTGTAATAGTTGTTTTCAATTATTATCGCGAAGCGGCTCTTACTTGCCTTGTCCACCCATAGTTTCACCTCGGGCGTATTGTCGAAGATGCGAAAACGCAGGTTATGCTCCCAGCTGTTGTAATACGTGCTTTTTGCCAGCGCCGTATCATGTTCATTGCTGTAATTATGCCCCTCCAGAGAGTGTGCCTTAGGCTCTGGGCTGCCGTTTTGAAGTACCAGCTGGGTAAGCAGCAGTGGGTTCGTCGGGTCAAATGCACATGCATCTTTGTCGATATCCTCGATGTTGATGAAGTACACAATGTTTTTTATCCCTGCCACCATGTTGGCGCAGTTATAAAGTATGTTCGCAGCTATTTTGCTGCATATTGCTCCCATGGTCGTACCCTCCAGATTAAATTCCTACCTGTAAAAGATCGTCATTCAGAACTTTTACATCAAAAGCATCACTGGTTTCAATGCGGTTAATCCTGCTTTTTTTGTCATAAAAGCTGTTAACATTATCGAACAGTGTCGTTCCTTCCATCCCGATGATAAGGTTGGACTTGGTGGTGTATACAATCCTGTGAGGGTTATTGTACTTCGTACCGTTGTTTTCATAAGCGGTTATCCAAGCATCCCACAACGGGTTACTGTACATCGGTATGCCATCCCATTCACCCAGCTGGAAGCCATTGGCCTGCAACTCAATTTTGTAGGCCAGACCTGCGGCCTGTAAGGCACGGTATGCACGTTTGAAAACGCTGTGTGTTACAATCAACACCCTGTCGGGCTGTATTGCCAACTCGGCTGGTGCATCATCCACCACATCGTTCAAGTTGGCCAGCATGGTGGCTGGTGTGGCAACTGACTTTTGCAGTGCAGCGGTGGCCTGTGAGTTACCTGTCACAGCAGTTTTGCGGGCTGTGTCTGTGCCGTAGATAACGGCAAGCTGGTAGAAAAAGCCATTTATGATGTTGAAATATGCAGGGTCAGTACCCGTGGTCAGCACGCCAGCTGGGCTGTGGGTGACGGTGGCAGCAGATTTGTTGCCAAACCATGCGTGGCGCAGTATCATCTTCGGGATGTCCACGCTCAGTATGTCCAGCAGAAATGCAAAATACTGGGTGTTCGTCAAATCGTTAACCTCAATACCAAGGTTACGGGCAAGCTTAATCATCACGCTTTCAATGTCGGTGGCGCACTGGTCGATTATGATCTCAATACGCTTGGGCGACCATGTTTTGAGTGATGCTGCCATGTTCGGTGTGTCAGCCACAGGGTCGCAGCCCTGTGCGGCCTTACCCACAAGGCCAAGAGTGCCAGGAACGATACCGATTTCGCGGTCGTTTTTAATGCCCGTGGCAATGGTATGAAAGAGGGTAAGGTCGGGTGCTGTAAGCACTGCCTTTACCACCAGTTCATTCAGCTGCCGTAACTGGTCGGCACTGAAGGTTAACGCTGCTAAATTGATTGTTGCTGCCATGATATTTTATTCAGTTTTAGTTTCCTTAATTTTTGCCTGTATAGCCTTTATCTCCTCTACATCAAAAGGCTCATCTGTGTTCTTGGCAACCTTTTTACCATTGGTATCAAGCCTTGCGCTGGGTTTCCATTCGTTTTTCAATGCCCTCAACTCACCAACCAATGCGGTGTAATTGGCTTTCTCGGCTGCCAAAGCTGTTTTTTCGGCTGCCATTGCGGCTGCTGCGGCTGTTTCAGCCTCGGTTTTTGCTGTGGCTGCCGTGGTGGCCTCTGCCAATTCCTGTGCCAGCCTTGCGTTTTCGGCCTTCAGTGTTTCCAACTCTGTGCCAGCTGCGGCGGCTGGTTCCTTAACCTCGGTTACCTTACCACCGCTTATGGTAATAGTTTTGCCGTCTGTCATAACAAAGCTGCCATCTGGGCTGCCTGTATCGCCAACGGCGGGCATACCGCTTGCCTTATCAATGGTAAACTTTTTACCATCCTTATCGGTCATTTCCATTGCACTCTCGGCGGGTAGCCGTGAGAGGCCTAAGGCTTTCATAGTGGCCGTAATTTTAGCCTCTACCTTGCCCCAGAATGTTGCTTCTTCCTGTGGTGTCATATTTAAGTGATTTTTTGGTTTAACGTAAGCGTAAGCCTTCACGGGCTCAACTATTTTGGTGGCAAAGCCCAGCGTAAGCATATCCTCGGCTGAGAGTTTGGTTTCATCCTTCATGTAGCCAGCCAGTTTGTCCTTGGCCGTGCCAGTTTTCTCAGCGTAAAAGTCAAGTATTTTTTCTTCCTCCTGTTGCAGACCCTCTGCTATTTTCAACAGGTCGCCACTTTCATAAGCGCCCTCCAGTGTGTATGGAGGTATGTATGGGTTGTGTATGAGGCCATCAGCATTATGCATCATCTCCCGTTCCGTGCCAGCCAAAAATATTATGGTTGCTATGCTGTAAATCTTACCCTCACCCCGTGTTATGATTTTTTTGCCGCAGGTGGTCAACAGGTCGTAAATGTTCCAGCCCTCCTGTACATCACCGCCACGGCTGTTTATCCGTACCAGTATTTCAGTGGCCGCCTTGTTTTCTTCAAGGAAATCAGATACTTGCTTGCTTGAGATTGTGTCATCGACCATGCCAAACAATTCCATCATCTTGTCAGGTTCGCCGATGTCGCCGTACAGTTTAAGGGTTACTTTGGGCATTTAGTTTTTCATTGGTTCGCGTGTGCCGTTTTTCGCTAAAAGCATCGACTGTAAAAATATGCAGTCTGTATGGATAAATTACTGAACTTATTTGTTCAGTGACACAAGGATGCCATTGCCGTGTATCACAAGCGCACATCCCGCCTGCGCCAGCGCTGCCCGCAGGGTGGTGAAATGTTGTTTAATTCGGTCACATTGTTGCCCTTTTAAACTTTCATGTGTAAGCAAATCAACCCCAAAAACGTGTATTTCTGTTGCCCCAAGATACTTGAATGCAATGGCAGCAGCGACAAAGGGGCTGCAAAGGCTTTTCGGTACTGCTGGCGTGTTCAGTTGACAGACATAGTTTGGGTATTCATACTGTAACTCAATGTGTTCTATATCGTCACGGTCTGCCCAATCCTTTACCTCGGGGTGTTCCCATGTAGGGAAGATGCTATAAAATTTTTTAGGTCTGCACTGCTCGAGTACCTTAAGGCGTTCGGGTGTAAACCTGTCTTTCATATCCACACACACCACGTAATCGGTTTGTACCCAGCGCCATATATCATTAACGCCTATCGTGCAATCAAACCCATTCTGCTGGTATAACTTAAGGCTTTCACCCAGCCCCAGTACAGCCACTATCTTACCCATTGACCGTCAATTTCTTTTTCGCCACGCAATTTATTGGCCGTGCGTGTACCGCCAAAGTCATGTTGTATGTATTTGCTTGGTCGCCCCACCCAGTTTATGCCAGCGCCGCTGGTGTGCCCCGTGAGGCCATCGAACTGTTTGAGCATCTTTTCTGACAAACCACGGCGGGCAATTTCTGCCATGGCCTTATATGCAGGTGCGCCATGGTGGACGAAGCGTGGAAATCGAAAATACTGTTGCACATTCAGCAGCATAAAATACGGGTGCAGGTATGGTATCGGCGTTTTGTGTCCCCGCTCGGGCGTGCCAAAATCAAAACCATCCTCGCCCAACCAGTACACCCAGCCCACGCCGTATGTTTCGCTGTCCAGCATCGCCAGCATTTTGCTCACTGGGTTTTTAAGCATCACCGTATCGCTGTCAAACACCAGCGCCGTTTTTGTACCGCACCTTTCCAGTGCATAATCCATGCCCCGCCCGTGGCCAATGTTGTAACCCACTTGATAAACCGTGTTAAGCGGGCTGCGCAGGCTGGCAACATAGGCGGCGCAAGGATTTTTTGCCTCACTGCCATCGACTATTATGAGGGGCAGAAAAGGCAAATGCAGCCGCAGGCTTTCGTATGCCCGCTGGAACAATTCTTGGGTGTTATAAACTACACAAATACCAGTCATTTTTTTGTAGTGTCATTTTTACCTTCATATTCTATTTATATTTATATTCTATTTATATTGTGTACAGGATACCCCCATCCTGTACCCATCCTGTACCCATCCTGTGGTCACCCTGTCCCCATCCTGTATACAGGGTGTATGTTATGTCGCTGGTAATCAAATTATTAAAAATTCTATTTTACATAATATTAGCTTTCATCCTGTGGGCATCCTGTACCCATCCTGTACCCATCCTGTACCCATCCTGTATACAGCGTGCCGCATCCTGTACCCACCATGCTAAAGGTACAAATCTGCATCATTTCCTATTAACTCTCTGAGTTTCAATCCGTCAGCATCAGAAAGCATGTGAGGTATGAAACCATGCCCCGAGCCAATACCCTTGCGACCAGCCAGCCCTTTTATGCCAATCGACAGTTTTTTTTCAGTTTTGAACAAATTTACACTGCTGGCAAGGCGAAAAAATTCGTAATCGATAAATTTTTGTGTGTACAACATTTCAAAAAGAGGAAGTGCCGAAACTTTAAAAGCAGTTTGAAAAAGGCTTGACCACCCAGCATTTTGGTTTTCAATCCACCGCCGCAGACGTACGTTATAATAAATCGTGTGGGTTTCACCCCATATATCACAGCCGTTCATCCTGTCATACATCGCTTGCAGGTACTCTGGGCGGTAATAGTCGTCATCCTCGATTATGTAAATAGCCTCAATCTGGCTGGGGTGGTAGGCCATGAGCAGAGCATCGATGCCAGCCTTCAGGTTACGTCCCTGTGTGTTTTGCCCCTCCACCCACATAGGCTCGGGATAAACCTTCAGTATATCCCACTGGTAATGAAATGCCCGTACAATAAAGTCGCTGCTGCGTGGTAGGGCATCATCAACAATCACCCAGCACACATCACCTGTAAAACTTTGGCGGTGCATAAACTTGGCACATAAGCGCAGCTGTGCCTCCCTTGCCCCTGTTGGCGTGATAAGTGCTATACACATAAATTATTTTTTAACTGTTTCCTTACAATCCAAGCCTTTTTACCTGATTCACTCATTTTTTCTTTTGTTTTTTTAGTTGCTGGCTTATGTATAATTTTTTTCTGTGCCTCACACATATTGTGCCTTGCACTTTCACTTCTCTTTTTTCCTAAATGACCTTTGCTTATATTCAGATTATGTTCTGGCGAGTGTTTTTTTCCAAGGTGAGCATCCCTGTTTAATTTTTTTGATTCCGCAGTGTGCTGTTTGCCAAAAAAATGATTTTTGTTTCCTTTTTTCGCTGCATTGACTGGGTTTTTACAACCAATGGAACTGCCAGCAACTTGGCAAATGTTAAAAAAAGGCTTATGCAAATCAATGAACTCCTGTTCTAATTTTAATAATTCTTCTTTCTTGCATTCAGTCAAAAGTCCAAACACCAAGTCGTCTTTGCCATACTTATAAAAGTGGTTTTGAAGTTTAATATTTTCATGCACCCCCTTGGTTAATCTTATGGTGTGATCTTTCCACCTTCTTTCAATATTTACAGCCGCACCAATGTAAATGCGTGCTGGTTTTATAACGGATTGTATACAGTAAATGCCTGTTTTCATGGCATAAATATACAAAAATTAGGTGTAATTAGTGCAATCATCTTACAAAGCTTTGGCCAAGGCGCTGGCGCACGGCACTGACCATGCGGCGCACGCCCTCGCGGGTAGTTATAAAATCGTTTATGCCCGTGAGTAGTATTTGCTTTTGCAGCGCTGGGCTTTTCGTTAGTGTCATCCTTGCTGGCAGGGGTGTCTCCACGACATGCCGTTCGTAGTCAATCTCCAGAAGGTCGCAAATTTCCTCGGCCAGTGTCACAGTTTTTGTCACCTCTGGCGTGCCCACGTTTACCGTGTGGCAACCCTCAACGTGTGCCAGTTTTTCCAATACCCGTACGCCATCGTCCAAGTGCATCCAGCTGCGGGCGCTGCCACGGTGTACCGTGATGCATTCACCCTTTACCAGAGCCTCACAAAAACGTACCATGGCGCTGCGGTGGTCGCCAAAGGTTTCGTCCTCATGGTAGAACATAAACGGGCGCACGATGATTGCCTGCAAACCGCCACTTGTGGCATAATTCACCAGCACCTCGCCCATCAGTTTACTTACCCCATACAGGTTATTGGGGTGTATATCAAAGCGCTCTTCGTCCAACACCCCGCCGATGTTCCCGTATACTTCGCTGGTACTAAAAAATATCAGTTTTGCACCATACATACGACACAGCTGTATGAGGTTATTTGTGCCAGCAACATTGGTTTGTATGGTAATGGCCTGTGCCACCTCACACGTTACACGGCTCACCATGGCCGCCATGTGGTAAACCACATCGGGTTCAAAGCTGCGGAACACCCAAGCAAGGTCAGTGGCACAGTTTATGTCAGCAGTTTTGTAGTTATCTCCAATACCCTGTACCAAATCAATTCCAAAAACGGTGTGCTTCATTTTACGCAGGTAAGGCACAAGCACCTTGCCAATATTACCCTCGCTTCCTGTTACTAAAATCTTCATGCCATATTTATTTTATTGTTCCATTTCGTAAGCGTGCTAAAATCCTGTTCCACAGTGTAATACGGTGCGCCCTTGTACAGGTATGCGCTATCATCAAAGCCGTGCAGCTTTGCCCGCAGGTATGCCTCCGTTTGCGGCAGTACCCACAGTATGTTTGTGCCCTTGCGCCCGATGTTATTCTGGCGTATCACCCGTGCCGTTTCGTCTATATCTGCCTCGCTGTCGTCGGGCAGCCCAACGATGAACTGGCTCATGGTTTCCAGCCCAGCTGCGTGGGCAATTTTAATGCCTGCAAGCATTTTTTCAACCGTAGTGCGTTTGCGGTTACGGTCAAGGGCGGGCTGGCTGAATGATTCCACGCCCAGCCACACCGTATGGCAGCCAGCAGCCCGAAGATTCCAGCACAGTTCATCATCTGCCAGTGTTTCTGCCCTGCTGGCACACTGCCACTGCATACCACCCATTCGGCGCAGGCCGTCGCAAATCTCAATTACCCTGTGGCGGTTTACCGTAAAGTTATCATCCTCAAACATAAACAGTTTCACCGCCCTGCCTTCAATCTCTGCCAGCACATTATCTGCCGTACGCATCGTGCAGCGCCTATGCCAGAACTGGGATGAGGCACAGAAGGAACAGTCATAAACACAGCCCCGTGAACTGATCACAGGCAGTCCCATTGCGCCAGTGCTGCCAAAACCTGTGTAATCTGGCCATGGTATCTGGTCAATCGGTGTGCTTTCTCCCATTATCAGGTTGCTGCGGTCACCATTTATGATGCGCACAATGGCCGCCTCACCCTCGCCGATGACCACTTGGTCATATCCGAGGTCAAACATCTGCTGCGGCAGGGCGCTGGGGTGGTGGCCACCGCATACGAGGTGTGTACCATAAAACATACTGCGTACCTTTGCGGCGTTTTGTATACTGAAACTATGAAATGAGGCAGCCACCAAGTCCCATTTGGTGGCCACATCAGCCTCGTTTATGTCGGGTAAGTCCTTGGCTATCACCTCCCAATCGGTTTCACGCTTAAGGGTGGCTTGCAGGTAACCCAGTGAGGGGGGCGGGAAAACCTCGGCAGCCCATGGGTTTATAAGGAGGCAGCGCATAGGTCACGGGTGATGAGGTGAAAGGCTCTGGTTTCGCCACGCTTAAGCAGCTCTTCGTATACAAGTTTATTATGTTCAACCAGTTTCGCTTTGTTCTCTGGTACTGCCCCTCCATAGTGCCATTGGTGTACCACCAGTGGCGTGTCGGTAATGTCAACCCTGAGGCCAAGCATTTTGATGCGTGCCAGCAGGTAATCATCACCATATCCGCAGCCGTACGACAGGTGTTCGTCGTAACCATTCAGCCATACCATGTTATTTGTCGTTATGGCACTGCAAAAATCATATCCCATCGGCCTGTACTTTGGGTGGTTATACCATGCATTCTGTCCGTCATGGCTTGCCCCTATCGGGTTGGCCATCAGCACTGCCGTAATTTCGTGCGGGCTGAACGTGAGGCGTTTGTCGATACTGAAACAGCCAAATGAAATGTAGTTGTAATCGGTCACCTCGGCAGCCTTCGTGATCACATCGCCAACGTGGTAACACTCAGCGTTTTGCAGTATAAATATATCTGGGTTTTTAAGCATCCCCGCATACAGTCCCATGTTGTACGCTGGCTCTGGGTTCGTCCAGTCCTTGTTTATCGTCCGCAGCACCGTCACTGGGTACGGCTGGGGCGGCACGGTGAGTGTTTCACGGCTGCTGTCGTCCACGATGATTACCTCAAAATTTGGGTATTGCGACTTACTAATACTGTCAAGCGTGACAAGCAGCTGGTGCAGGCGCTCAAAATAGGTCATCACAATTACTATTTTCTTCATAGCAGAAGGCGTTTTTTGCCGCTGCTGCTGCCGCCAGCGGTGGTAAAATAATACTGTTCATCAGCTGGCAGGCTGGCCATGTTTTTATAATACCATGGCACATGGCGGCAGGTGTATGGCCTGTTGGTACGTATAGCGCTGTGGCTGTAATGGAAAACCCCCTCACGGTACATGGCAAACGTGGTGTCGGTTGGTGCATCAAAGTACTGTTCGTCAAGTGGTTTCGTCCACATCTTAACCTCAAACTGTGTGCGTACCAGTACACCCTCTGGCGTGTCGGGCAGGTCGTTCACCTCCAAACTAAGCCCGCACTTATCGTACTCGGGGTATTTATCCAGCCCTGCGCCCATGACCTTTAAAAAATCGGCTGGCACGTTGCTCAAATCCAGATCGGGGTCAGTCACAATGTACCTGTCCGTTATCTTAAGCGCCTCGGCAACGTGTAAATCCCAGACCACCGTATGCCCATAGTTCGCATTCATCCGCATCACCCTGTACGGCATGTCCCTGTAATACTGCAACAGTGGTGGGTAATCGCTGGCGTTATCAATAAAAATGGGTTCACACCCACGGGCTGCCACCCAGTCTGCCATACGTGCTGGCAGCTGCACCCTGTTAAAGTTTATAATCAATACTTTCATACCTGCTGTTCCATCTTTTTAATTATCTTGTATACAACCCTTTCGCTTACCCTCATGTCGCCGCTGGTGTTAAGCACTGCATCACACACCCCGCACCCCATCTTTTTATGCACATCATACCTGCTGTAAATTTCCCAGTGCCGCAGTATGCTGGTAGGCATTACGCCAAGGCGTGTTTCCCGTTTTACTCGGTCTAAATTTTCGTTAATATACCCGTACAGGTTCATCTTAAATCGTAGCACGTACTTTTACTTTACTCACCTCACTTGTTTTGGCGTTTATATCCTCCACCGTCACCACTGGCGCTGGCAGCCCCTTAAGCATCGCCTGCATACTTTCAGCCGTGAGCATATTGGCCATACTGGCTGCCGTGGCGGCAGCTGGCGCTTGGCTGGGCGATAGGCTGCTCGCCCCTGAGGCTGGCATGGCAACACGATGCAGCGCTGGGTTGTGGGGTATCGTTGTGCCGCCACCACTCTTACTGCCACCACTGCCAGTGTTGACAGCCAGTATGTTGCGCACATTGGCCAGCCCCGTGGCTATCACACTCACCATCAGTGCCACACGGGCAACGGTGCTGGGTACTGTTTTGTCGGCCAGTGCTTGGCTGGCTGCCACCCACGTATTTATTGTTGCCTCGGCTATGGCAAACACTTTGCCAAGGGCTGTCTGGTCGCCCACCGCCTTGCTCATTGCTCCCAGTGCGCCTGCCACGGCAGTTTTTTCATTCATCATGATACCGATACGGTTTTCAGCCAGTGCCTTCTTGGCATCCGTATACTGCTGGTCGATTACCAGTTTTTGGTTGGTGGTCATCTTCTCATACTCCACACTGGCCAGCATAGCGCCATACTCTTGGTCTAAAACTTGAGTGAGGGCATCGTTGGTTTGTAACCCCGTTTTGCCCTCCTGTGCTGCCTTCAGCTTTTGCAGTTCCCACCCTGCGTCTATATCCTCCTTGGTCTGTTGCAGGTTGCGCTTGCGGTCTGCCTCCTTGCGCTCAATGGCCTTCTGTTGTGCCTCAAAGTCCAGTGCATCCACCGCCTCCAAGTACTGGGCGTGCAGTACCACCTTCTGGCTGTTCGTTAGTTTTTCATCCTTCATGTCGGCATCATACTTGATCTTCAGCAGTGCCTTTGCCCGTACCCTCTCGTCTGCATCCAGCTTGGCAATATCATCTTCGTACTTCATTTGCAGTTTTTCACGGGCAGCAAAGGATGTGCCCACCGTGTCCAGTTCCCTGTCCAGATCGGCCTTCAGCTGTGCCCTGCGTACCTTGCCTGCATCGGCCAGTATTTTGTTTCCAATCTCATAGTCCTTAACTTGGTTCTGTAAGTCCTGTAAGCGCTCCTTGCGTATTTCCTCCAGCAGTGTACTGATCTGTGTCTTAGCACGTTTGTTGTGTTCATAAAAGGAGGTATCGGCATCAGTTATTTTGGCATAACTTTCTTCCAGTGCCTTCACTCCCTCCACGCCCAGCAGGTTATATGCCTTCTGTAACTGGGCGCTGCCCTTCAGTGCTGCATCCTGTTTGTCGGCATCCATAGCCACCCAGTCAGCCAGTGTCTTGGCATCGATCTTACCCTTTAGGGCGGCATTCCCTGCGTCGATATCGAACTGGCGCTGGGCATATTTTAGTTCCTGTTCCGCTTGCAGGCTACTCAGCCGCATGGCTTCCTTCAGATAGTCCACCCGCTGTTTATCCAGCAGCGCACGGTCTTTACTCATGTATAAGTATTTCTGTATCAGGTTGTTTTCCTTGGCCTCCTCCGAAACATGGAAGGCCATCTCGCGGGTCAACTGCGCCTGTGCCCGTGCGAATTCAGCGGCGGCATTGGCTGCATTTTTTATCTCGGCTGCAATGCCCGTAAATGCGGCCTTCATATCCTCGGCTGCCAGCTTAAACTCACCATGGAACAAATGATTAAAGGCATCGATCACATTCACCAGCCGCTCACGCAGCACATTGAGCACGGCATGTATGCTGGCCATGACCTCCTTTAGTTTGTTTGCGCCCTCGGCAGTGCTTACAAATACCTTGTACAACCCAAAAAGTACAGCCACAATGGCTGCAATAATTGCCACTATCGGGTTGGCCAGCAGTGCCAGCAGTGACTTGCCAAACGACTTTACACCACCCTCGGCAGCCTGCAGCGGTGCTGGCAACAGACCGAATGCCCCGCTGATGCTCTCTCCATACCGTCCCACGTTCAGTGTGCCATTGTTTATTTCCTTGTTGAAGTCAAGCAATGCCTGCTTGCCGTCTGCCACTATCTTGCTCTGTTTTATGTAGGCATCTGACAGTTTCAGTACGCCATCTTTGTTACGCACATACCCATCGCCCATGAGTTTCAACTGTACCTCTGCCAGTTTTTGGCGGCGCAGCAGTTCTTCATAACTGTTTTTCTGGGCATTGTTTGCCTTTACAGCCTCCTGTACCAGCTTGGTGGCATTGCGCTGTTCGCCCTCGGCCACCTTCAGTGCCGCATTACTGGCTTCTATCTGGGCAGCACTGGCCTTGCCACTATCAATCAGTTCCTTATTCGCGGCTTTTAGGTCGTTAACGGCCTTTTTTGCATCTGCTGCTCTTTGCGCATAAGCGGCAATGTTATCCTGAAAGTCTATTAAGTAAGTCTTTTTTTCCTGTGTATCTGCCATGGCCTAAAGTTTAAAAAGTTCTACGGTACAAAGCTGGCCGTTAACCCAGTTGCCAATAATGTTAACGTGGAAGTAAGCCTTATACTGGCTTAAATATACTGGTACATCGTGCTTAAAGCCACCCACCTCATACGCTGGCAGGTTAAACTTTGCACGCCGCAGGTTTGCCTTGTTAAGCATTTTTGCCAGCGGTGCGTAATATGGTGCTAAAGTACTAAATGCAATAGGGTTGCTGCTGGCCTTTTTGGGGTTGGTCACATCGTAACTTGTGCCACCGCTGACCAGCGTTCTGAATCCAAATGTTTTCTCATACGGCGGGCTGGCTGCCAAGTCCTCACGGGTGCGGTCGACGTATACCAGTCTTGGGGTGATGCTTTTGTTCTGGGTATAGCTGTCCGTCTTGGCATCATACATATTGAACGCTATACGGCTCACCACCACATCCCGCAGTATTACCACCTCGTCGCAGGTTGCAAGGGGCAGTTGTACAATGTCCTTTTCCAGTGGTAGCGTCTGGTCGTCAATGGCCAGTATGCCCGTGCCTGCGTCCACCTCCACATCGTCGCATTCCTTGTACCGCAGATAATTGCGCTGGGCATAGTCGCCAAACTGGAACTCGTTTTCGTCCTCCCGCTCCGACAGGTACGCCGACCAATCACGGGCACGGGGTATGTTGTCAACGAGCAGTTGGTAGTTCCAGAACCGTATCTTGTGGTCACGTGGCACAGCATCGGGCACAAGGGCAAAGAGGTTGCAGATCATCTTCACAAAATCGGTTTGCAGCATGTCTGGCAGGTGGTTGGCCACCTGTACATTGCTCAAATAGTCTATCCTGAGGTCGGTAATGTCCACAATCTGAATGTCATAATAGGACAGACCGCACAGCGTAACCACCACCCGCAGCGTATCCAGTGCCGTGGTGGCATACGTCACCGTGTATGCCCGTATGTATGGGTTCACTGCATACGTGCCATCGTCCATAAACTCGGCCACCTGTACCGCATCGTTATAGAGATAAACATGCGTTGGGACGTAGTTGCTGCCGCTGGTGGCCTTCAGTACAACCCTTATCTGGTACGTGCCTGCAAAGCGGGTGATGTACCGTCCATTCATATAAAAAAATGCATCACCAAGCGGGCAAGTAACGTCAGCACTCACGCAGTCGAGCGCATTATGGCTGGCATTCATCACCTTGTGATTTATGGCGTGCAGCGTATAGAGGAACGGTTTTATGTTTGCATTACTCAGCGCCAAATTACTGATGGGCATGAACAGCCGCAGCCACTTAACGTCCGTCAGTATTTCACCCGTGCAGGCATAGCCGCTGCCAGCAATTATCTCATCCCATATCGCCTTACACTTCACAAATGGCCATACCCAGCCGCCATACATTTCCACCCTGTCGCCATCGTCCGTCAGTGGTGCTATACCACCATCGTCGCTCGGCTCGCACAGTGGGTAAATATAGTCCAGTTCGCTGGCGTGGCTGGCCGCCTGTGTCACCGCTGCCCAGATATGATCGCATGAGGCGAGGCGCAGGTCTGACAGTTTCTTGCCCTCTATCGAGTTAAAGAAATTCACATTGCCGCTGTATATGCTGATGTAATAGTACTGGTCATCGTTTTTCGTAAGTACCACATTGCCTGCCGTTATTATCTCAATGCCATCCTGTACCAGCCGTGCTGGGTGCTGGCGGTAGGGGAACACGGTATTTGCTCCCACTTCGCCGCTCAGTTCAAACAGCGCACGCATAGCACGTGTCTTGCACACCTTGAAGGTGGCAGTGTAATCCGATTGGCGGTCTTGCATTTCGGCAATGTCATTTACCTGTTTGTTCTGGGGTATTATCTCCGTGTCGTCCATATCGCACAGCGTATCACCGATGTAAAGCAGCTGTGTTTTTTGGTATACTGCTGGCGTATTGGGCAGTTCCTTGCGGGTAACTTCGAACTGCAACTCATAGGCTGGCTCGCCTGCGTCCTGTATCGGGTGTGCGCCCCGTGTAATATCCACTTCGTACCACTTGCCGCCACTATACTCCTCCACCAGTTCAGCCAGCAAAAGGCCATTAAAGCCCTCAATATTTGCACTACTCACACCCGTAACCACCACCGTATACGCATAGTCGGTCTGTATCTTCGTGGGGCGTTCAATTTTGCTGATGACGCTAAACACCTGCGTCACCTGTACGTCCAGTTGTGTGGTGCGCATCACCACCTCATATTCGTTCGTGAAACAGTAATAGTGCCAACCGTTAAACCACCAGCGCAAGTAAATGCCATCGGTGCAGTGTACAATCGGTATTCGTATCAGTTTAATCATGGCTAACAGGTTGTATATGCTGGTGTGCTGCTTATAGTTACATTTTCAAATGTTACATCACCCTCCCCGCCATCGTTCCACGTACCGCCGCCGCCCAGCGTACCTGCACAATGGTAACCACTTGCATTGCTTATCGGCACATGGCTGGCAATTACTGTACGCACGCCATTAAGCGTAATAACAATGTCGGCATAATCAAAGGCAACAAATCGTACGCCGCTGCCATATATGGCCTTGGCAAACACGTAAAAGTCATAATACTGCCCCAAGTTCTGGGCAACACTTGCCACGGCACTGCAAACGGGTGTTGCGGCAAGGGCAAGGGCTGGGAAAATTGCGGTGTAACCACTGGGCGGGTATGGTGTGTTAGTGTTTTTACCCACTGCCACTGGCGCACCTAAGTAATGTTGCTGCGTGCCCGTCCATGTGCATTTAAGTTCATTGGCTGCATTTGCAACCCCCAGCTGGCATACATTGTTACCACTGCCCATATTAACATACTGCGCAGTAACATGTACCACCATGCCAGTTGTATAAACGCCGTTAGTAATTTCGTATGTGTCGGTGGGGTCAAAAACAGCAATCGTAAAGCCGCTGTGCGTATATCCTGTGTAAAAATACCAGCGTGCCATTGCTGTTGTTACCGTAAAGCGCTGGGTTGTTAAAGCGTTCCATGCCCAGCCACCAGCTGGCGGGAAAATACTGCTGGTTTCATCGGGTGGCTCTACCACTGGCGGCTCAACTGGCGGGGTGTCCTTTATAAGCCGCACCGAAAAATAAGGCGTATATGCTGGGTTGGTTGCTGGTACAAATGGCAGCTGCAAAATTTCACCCGTATCGTATGCCATTACAAAGCATGGCTGTACACCGCCTGCACCAGCAGCCCAGTGATAGCAATAGCGATAAAGGTTATGGTAACCCACGTTGGGCGTTAAATCCTCGGCCAGCACAACCATATAAGCCCCTGCGCCAACGGCTGAAAAATCCCTTGCATCGGTTGCCCCTGTGTTGGGGTCTTCCCACTGTACAAAGCCAATTTTCTTAAGCACCCCACCTGCCACAGCATTGCCGCCGCAGTAATCAATAAGCGTTTGCCATTCTGCTGGCGTGGGCACATGGTAACCCGCTGGGCAAAAGCCTGCACTCATTACCTGTGCGTAAGTATACAGGCCTCCAAAGTATGGGCGGTTGGCCTCATCATCATTGTACACCCTGCTGGCTGGGTATGCTGCATCGTAGTTTTTGCACATCCAAACCTGTGTCCCTATTGTAACATCACACTGCGGGTCTGGCGGTATTATTACGGGCGGCTTTACTGGACTAAAAGCAAAGGCGGCAACACTTGGCGCACGGTTGCCAAGGTTTACGCCAACGGTCATTTCATATCCCCCAAATTTATTGTCATAAACCTTTACTGTGCCTGCATCCATCCTTACATTTGCCCAGCCCTTATCGGTGTACAGGTATACCTCCCTGCTGTTAAGTATTGTGCGCAGTCCCTCAACCTGTATTTGTGATAAAGAACCACTGTTTATTTCAATGGTTCTTGCGCTCCGTGTGCGGTAGTTGCCGCCCTCTGTTGTGCTGTTTATCCCGCCAGCCAAAAACTGCCAGTAATGCCAACCGTTGTACCACCAGCGCAGGTAATACCCGCTGGGGCGGCTGGTAATTATTACACGGCCAAGCTGGTATATATTTTGGCTCATGGTGCTAATATTTCGGCAGTCATATAGGCTGCGGTTTCTTCTATTGTCGCGGGGTCAATGTTAAGCGAACATACACGGCCTTCCATTTGGCCTGTGCGTACCAGCGTGGTGGTGGTGCTTAACAGGGTGTTGGTTGAGTCGTAGCGGCGTATAACCACTGTAAGGTCGGCTTCGGGTGAAACCAGCGGGCGCTCGGGTAACAAAAACGTAAGGTCAAAGGGCAGCCCCACAAATAAAACAGGCTGTGTAAACATGTTCAAAAACGGCGCATCGTACGCATCACATGCCACAAACTCCAACATATTGCTGCTTTGCTCTGCACTGCGTATGCCCTCCACGTAATACCATGTGTTCCCCTCTGCCGTATATGCCTCGGCACTGCCGTACCAACACCCACGGTAAGCAAAGGTAAATTTGCCGCCCTTGGTTGTTTCAGCTGCCAGCAGCGTTGTATTGTCTGCACTTTTGCCAATGCTCGTTTGTATGCGCAGCACGCCGCTTACGTCAAGGTCTGCTTTGCCAAAGCTGTCGGGGCTGGCAATAATGGTAAGCGCCTGTACAATATCGTTAACCTTAAGCTGCCCCTCAAAGTAATACCCGCCATGCAGTGTGTTATCGTTTACATAATCAATCACTGCCCCTGCCTGCCATGGTATATCTGTCAGTATACTGGTTGCTGGGCTGGCCATGCTTACCACCTTGCCCAAAAGCATTGCACCTGTGGTGGCGTTATGGCACGCAATGGCATCACCCACGTTGCCCGTAAAGGGTGTGGTAAATTCAAGCCCAAACACAAAGGGGCTCATGCCCTCCATGGGGTTGGCCGTGGGTATAAAGTCACGCCGCCAGAGTTGGAAATTGTTGGGGCTTTCAGTGGCCAGCCAACGGCTTACAATCTGTGGGCTTACGTTTACAATACGTGCGGGGGATGCAATTAAGGTTATCATTTCTTACGTGCTTTTTTGCGTGGGTGTTCCGCACGGTTGCGGTTTTCCTGTTTTGAAGTTACCTGCGTAATGTATTCCCGCAGTGTGCCAGCGTATGACTGTTTAAAAAGGTTGCGGCTTTCAAGAAAAGCAAAAACACCTTTATCTTGCCTGTGTGCCATTACATTATATCTTTGGTTATCTTATTGATTGCAAGGCCGTACTCGGCCATGACTTCCTTTTCGCACTGCTGCCGTGCCTGTTCGTATATGTCCACAAAGGCCTTGGCACGGAACTGTTTATTGCCATACTTGTTTATGTACCACGTCATCCCCTTTGCCTCTGCCACTTTACCCTCGGCAGTGCGTGCCTTAAACATGCTGCGCTTTTCCATCCAGCCGTATATCTTCTTCCATAGTCCGCTGTCGGTTGTGCTTTTCCTTACCCCCCTACCACGCTGCAAAACACCCAACCAAAATGGCGCACTTACACCACCACCACCCGTGGCGTGTATTTCCACTTTTATCATCGCCATCACGCTGGCAGGTATTTTGTTGCCGCTGTACATCGTACGGGTTGCAATGGTTTGTACCATGTGGTCAAGGGCGGGTTTAAGGTCTGGTACTGCCATGGCATAGTTTCTTAAGTGCAGCCAATTCCACTGGTGGTATGTTCACATCAGAAAACACTTTTATTGCGGTGGTTTTTCTGGCTGGGTCAATGACACAAAGCAAGTGGTATTCGTTAGCAAGGTGTTCCTCAATGTTCTTTGTGTCAGGCATTTGGAAGTTGTCTGGCGCTAAAATTACGATGATTGGTTTCATACTAACACTTTTTTTCGTTTAACACGGGTATCACATCCAGCGTCAGTGCCCAGCCTATGCAGCCAGCATCATAACGCTTCTCCGTAATCTTGGTGGCGGGTATGCTGCCAACCTTCTGGAATGAACCCGATCTGACGAGGCTGTTGATAAATGCCTTGCAGGTGGTTAATAAGTTTTCAAGTATCGGTTCGTTGTGTATTGCCAAGTCCTCAACGGCCACCTGCCGTACTATTTCAACGATAGTGGGCGGGTAATGTTCCCTGTGGCTGTTGCCGCTGGGCTCAAATGTAATGGTGTCTGGCTCAAGTATTATGCCCACCGTTTCACCTGCCTTAATCGCATCGGCTGTTATGTTTGCCAGCTGTGCGCTTTCATACAGTATGCGGGTGCAGCCTGCTACCGTGAGGGCTGTTGTCAGTTGTGTACGTATCATTTCGTTGCCGTTTTTGGTTTGTTCATTATCGCCATCAGCCGCTCCCTGTACGCACCCTCCTCCTTGGCCAGCATGAACCTCACGAGGCAGTCATCGTATGGCAGAAGCATCACTTCGTCGGCTGTGCAGTGGAATTGTTCTTGTAAAAATATCAGTGATGTGAGGGTAGCAAACCTGTTAAGCGTTTCAACGCCAGCAGCCCTTTCTTCGGTCGTGGGCTCACGGTGTAACAGTGTGTGTTCACGTTTTGCCAGCTGTTCCATAAGGCTTACAAGGTGTATGGCCACGGGGTAAAGTGTAACCACTGGCGAAGATAGAATCTTTTTTCCAAACAGCAACGCCCTCCGTTCGTCCCAACGCTTTCCAGTATATACAGGGTAAAAATATCCAGCCACGTACCGCAGTATGACACCCACATCGAAGGGTTCCTCGGTTGTCAAATACAGTTTTTGGCCGTAACACAGGTTGGCACAAAACACCTCCAAGTCCTCTGGCACTGGCATTGTGCGCCTGCCTATGCGCAGCACTGGTGGCACGGGTAAACTGCTCAGCCCCTCAACGATACCTGCGTACCGTTCGGGTGCAAACAGCACATGCCACAGCGTCAACTTGCGTACTGGTACGATGCCACCTGCCAGCATCACAGCCTTGGCAGCTTCCAGTTTCGTTATCCATGTCCTTAACCATGCCATTGATCGACGCCTCCCCCGCCCGTCTGTGTGTATTGGAAATAGTACCGCCCTGCATCTATCAGGTGGTTAAAGGCATCAATGGGTATGCCTGCCTTTTTGTCCGACCAGATATACTGGTTGAATTCCTTGGCCAGATTGGCACTGTCCTCGGTGACAATGAAGTCATATCCCTGCATGATCTTAATGGCCTCGGGAACTGACCAGCCATCCTTCGCTTTGTTGGTACGTTTGATGTTGAAGTTTTTACCCAAATCCTTTATCATACGTGCGTCTGCACTGTCGGCAATTATCAGATCGTGCCGCTTGCAGTGGTAGCCAATCAGTGTGCGTAAATCCTCTGTGCTGTTGCCGCTTTTGTACACCCGTTCATCCCAGTACACCTTCAGCCCCTTATCATCCACCACCATACGCACCAGTGCATCGGGCGCATTGAAACCGAAGTCCAGCCCATGCCCATACGCCTTGCCTGTTGGCCATTCGCCGTAATGCCAGTTGGGAAAGATACACCCCTCCAGTTTGCCCAGCTGCCCCAGCCCGTAAACCTTCCACCAGTTCTCAAAGCCCTCTTTATCCTTCTTTTGTTCTATGTTGAACCGTTCCGATTCTGGCAGCCACGGGTTGTCAAGGTACGTGCTGACGATTACGAAGTGTTTGAAGTTAGGCATCACCTTGGTAAACAGCCAGAATTCTTGGTCTGGGTTGAAATCGACAAACACAGTGCCCTGTGTACGGCTGGCCAGCTGGTCGTATACTTCGTATGTGATCTTGCGGTTACATTCGTTTATGTACAGTATGTCCCTGCGTATGCCGTGTGCCATGGCAATGTTGCCCTCTACCCCAAAAAATACCACGGTGGAGTTCCCGATGTAATACGTGCTGGTTGATATGTTTTTCATCAGTGAAGGTATCTCACCAAAACTTTGCAGTATGCGGTCGAAGTCGGCCATCGCCCCAGACTTCAGGTGTGGCAGGGCGTAACTGACCACCCATATACGCAGGCCAGTTTTGCTGCGCCGTGCCAGCAGGTAAAGCAACTGAAGTATACTGTACGTTTTACTGCTTCCCTGCCCGCCTTGGTTGATGATCAACGGCTCGCCACGCTGGTACGCTTCAAGGTTTTTGAAAAAGGTTTTACTCAGGTTTGGCATCTTTGTCTTTTTCGGCGTTCAAAAAGTCCTTAAGCATTCTGGCTTCTTCTGGCGTGCTTACCTGTACCGTAATGTCCCATGGCAACTCACCCTCACGCTTTATTATGCTGCGCTCATCATAGCCCCTGTCCTTGTTTTTGGTCTTGTTATAAAAAATAATGCAGGCCGTGTCTGGCCTGCTTACCCACCCAATTAACTTACCTGCTGCATCTGTTTTGGGTATGCCCTTCATTAAGGTAAGCAGCTGGCTCTCGCCAAAATCCTTCATCGCCTCCCGTTCCTCCTCCACCGCATCACGGAAGCGTTTATCCTCTGGGTTGTTATACCACTCATAAAACGCCGTGCGGCTGATGCCAAACGCTTTGCAGCTGCGGCTTACATCGGTGGCATTGCTGCGGAAAATGGGGATGAATGCCAGCCTTTCGTCAATTGTATACTCCTGTGCCATGGCTTTTTTATACGTGTGTCAACCGTGTAAAGTTGAGCCAAATTTTGTTAATCTGCAAACTCAACCATTTTCTGTTTGCCTTTTTGGTCAGCTGTGGTGGGTGCTTTGGCCTGTGGCCGCTGGTCATTCGTGGTCATCAATATTGCAGGCAAGTGCGCTTTTAATTTTCTCCATGTACTTGCGTATGTCCCATGCCTGTACTGGTGCAACATTTAAGCTGGCAGCCCAGTGCTTTGCAATTTCCTCGGTCACGGGGTTATGGCATATATCGCACCACTGCCCAGAAAGCGGGTAAAGGGCGGGTGGCTTTCTGTCTCGGGTACATCAACCCGCAGCATGTTTGTACCTGCAATGTTCTGCTCGATACACTTGCCAGCAATCTGGTTGTGCCCGAACAGTTCAATAATTGCCCATGCTTCAAATTTCTCGGCTGTTTCCATTTTCGTTTACATTTTATAGTCAATATTCCATTTCTGTTTTACTGCCCTGCGTATACCCCGTGCGCTCAGGCCTTTTGCAGCCTGCTGGGCAACCCATATCTTTATTTCCTTAAACATTTCATCGCTCACTACCTGTGGCGGCACTTGGGGTTTCTGTTTTTTTGTTTCCATGATCGTATTTTTAGCACGCTGGGGTCATCCTGTATACAGGATGCATCCACCCAGCCAGTGCGGTTATGAGAAACGGGCTCTCAAAAGTACAGTGAAAGCGTGGAAAAAATCACGGTTGCAGCTGCTCAGTTCAACGTATGTGGTTTGCTCCTCTGGCCATGTGTGTATTGCAAAATGGCTCTCGGCCAGCAGGTATAGACAGGTGTAACCCTGTGGCTGCCATGGGAAGTCGGCCACAGAGGCCACCAGCTGCTTGAACTTGGCATCGGTGATATACCGTGGGTTGGCGTCGTTCAGCTTAATTTCTTCAATCTTCATATTTCGTGTTATTGGTGTGTAACGTGCTGTTTGCGGGCATATCGCCCTTGGGCTGTACGTGCGTGCCTTTATGGCAGCGTTGGTCAGACAAATTTCAGCCTTGGGGCTGTTTCCACATACTCCAGCGGTGGTGCGCTCACTGGCAGTGTGCCGTTCATATAGTTCGTCAGGCACTCTCGGCCAGCTGCGAAGCCATTAACAAAAAAAGCGGCATACCCCAACTGGCGCAGCCGCATTATAATTTCAATCTGTTCCTTAAGGTGCTGGTCGGCACGCTGGCCGCCATCCTTGCGCAGTACCGTTTCCGTGGTAGCCTTGCACTCCAGCATTAAGCCGTAATACCCCGCCTGTGGCTTTAGTATTATCAAATCTGGTATGCCCCTGCTGCTTTTAAGTGGTTTAACCTTTTTGGCCAGCCCTATGGGCAGCCGTACCCCGCTTAAGTCACTGGTAAAAATAGCCTCGGGGTAGTTTGTGCGCAGGTAATTGCAGAGCAGCGCTTGTACATAATCTTCGTGTTTCATCTTGGCAGGTGTAAATAAAAAAAGCAGGCAATGTAAAGGCTGGTATACCGTCATGGGTTTCCAGCTTCATTACAAGCCTGCTTTTAGTAAAATTGGTCATGGGCAACAAAATACGTCATTATTTCCCTTACCAACAAATTAAGTTTCTAACAACTAAAATACCTCACAACTTTCTGAGCAGCCATTGCTTGTATCAAGGTCAAAAAGCAATAACTGTTTGTCTGTTTCTGGTACTGTTTTGCTGTCATCTTCGGCCTTGTTAAAAGGCTGTTTTGCAAGTTCCACCAATTCCGCAATGCTCATATTATTACGGAAAAAGTGTATTGGCAGCTTAATGTTAAGGTTGTGCTTTTTATGCTCGGGCACAAAATACTCATACTTTTTTTCCATTGCCTGCCACCAATCAACTGCCTCTGGCCTTTCCTTAATGCTGGTAAGCAGTTTGCGCAATGATTTTTTAAAGCACAAATCACAATTCCCCTCATACCCCTTAAGCTTTAAATCAAACGGGGCAGCCAACCAAAAGCGGTTAATATCAGCCTTTACAGTGCCCGCCTTTATAAGTGGGTATATATACCTTTCCTTCACCGCCCTCGGGCTTATCCTGTCAAACTCATCAGCCCTTATACCAATGGCAGTAAAATACCCACGCCAACCAATTTGGCGGGCATAGTTTTTTATAGTTGCCCGCTTAAGTTCTATGGTACAAAATGGCGTTCTTACATTGCAAATACCAAACTTTTTAAACAGCAATTCAAAAGGCTCACCATTGCGGCTGGCGGTGGCGTTATTTACAACCTTTGCCCTAATGCCATGCCCTGCGCCAAATTCAGTGCCCGTAATCCCCTCAATCCAAACGGTATTAAAGCCCAGTACGTCATCGCATTGTTGTATAAATTGCAGGGTTTCTTCGCGTTCTTTCCCTGTGTTTGCAAAAACTACAATCATTTCATACTGTTCTTTATATTCCCGTAAAAGTAATTGGGTCATAAAGGCACTGGTGCGCCCCCCGCTAAAGCTTATTAACAGCTTTGGCTTATTCATTCCCCTTCCTCCTTATCCTTTTTGGCGTTTTTGCGCTTATTAAGGGGCTTGGCCTCTTTTACTGGGGGCTTGGGTTTCATGCCACCATCAATCCACTCCTCGTTACCTGCCATCTGGTTCCAAATCTCCCCCTTTTCCAACTCGGGTATATCCCGTATGGCGCAAAGCTTAAGCTGTTTGTCCATGTAGGTATAAAAGTAATACCGCCCTTTGTATGCCACCCTGTACGTGTACTTTTCGTCCAGTTCCATATCCTTAAGCCCCCGCTTAACAGCTGCGGCCAAATTGTGGGCGTGCTGGGTGTTGGCGTTAAGTGCATCCTCGGCCTGCTTTTGTACCTTTTTGGCAGCAGCCAGTTTGTTTTCAGCATCCGAAAGTTCAGCCTCATAAATAGGCAGTTGATCTTCCAGCAGTGCCGTGTACTGGCCACGCATCTTGGCCTTTTCCGTATTATCCAGCAGCCGTGCCACTGGCAGGCGTTGGTTGGTACACGTAAGGTTTGCCATGTGCTTCTGTGCCTCCTCGGCTGTTGCAAACTCACCCAAATTTACTGGCATCTTACTGCCATCGTGGGTTACGTTAAATTCAATGTTCACTGGTCTGTAAAATTCACTTGTTTCCATAAGCAATTTGTTACTTGGTTTATACTAAAAAATTAAAGTGGTTTATCGGCATTTTCTACCCTTTCCTTTTCGGCTGCATCTATTGCCGCCGTTTCCTTTTCTGCAATAGCCGCCATCGGTTCAATTAAGCGCTGTTCAATTTCGGTCACTTCCTTGCGCAGCTGCGGCTCGGTTTCCATAAGCAGGGCGCACTTAGTTTTACCAAATTGTACATTGTTGCGGTTATTACCAAGGGCATTGGCAATTTCATGCTGGCTGCCGTATTTAACGCTAAAGTACCAAATCACCTGCCGTACCCGTACCAGTTCTTTGTACCTGCGCTTACCCCGTACATCACCCAGCGCCACGCCATAATACTGTACGGCCACCTGTTCAATTACCATAAGGCGTTCAATGCGTGCGCTGGTTTCACCCTCCACCTGTTTCCACTTAAGGAAACCAGCCAAAAGCTGCTCGGGGCTGTTCTCGGTGCGGTGTGCTGTAAAAAACTGGGCAAAGGCCAGCATTTCGTAATACGTGTACTGCCTTGCCCTCAGTGCTGTTCGCTGTGCTGCTGTCATATCCCAATTATTTTACGGCGTTTCATTTCAAAAAAGCACTTGGCTGTTGCCTCTATATCGGCAGCTGCATTGTGCTGGTCTTCAAACTCGCACCCAAAAAGGGTGGTGTGCAGTTCCTTAAGCTTTGGCCATTTAAAGCCGTACTGTGTTTGTATTTTGCATACATCAACGCTGGCCAGCATGGTGCAAAAGTGCGGCTTATCGTTTACATGGTTGGGCATTTCTTGCCGTATAAATTCAGCGCCAACAATTTTTTCATCAAAAGCCATGTTATGCGCCACCACCTTGTCAGCCCACTTAATCATCATGGCAAAATCGCCCAGTACCATGCGCAGGTTCTTACCCTCCTCCATTGCCCTTGCTTGGGTTACCCCATGCAGCTTGGCCACTTCGTCTGGTATTATAAAGCCATCGGGCTTAATTATCACGTTGCACCGTGCCCAGCTTTTTTCAATACCTCCAATATGGTTCTGTTCGTCATACGCCAGCCATGACAGTTGCACCAGCCTTGGCCAGTTGTCAACGTCCGTCACAGGGGCTTTGTAATTCTTAGGCAGCCCCGTGGTTTCTGTGTCTAAAAATAGGTATCTCATGGCATCATGGATAATTTAACGGGCGGGTTAAACTTATTGCCGTACTGGCTTATAATGCAATTACAAGCCGTACAAACCACTGCCCCGTCATGGTATGGCTGTTGCTTTTCAGCTGGGTGTTGGCACTCGGGTACGTTTATATTTTCCGTAACCTCATCCTGTAATTTGCCCCGTTCCTTATACCTGCTGCCCCGTAATTCTGGGTGCAACTCCTGTGCCTTGCGCCTTGCCCTTGTTATATCATCGGGGTTACTTATTTCCCTATTTTCAAGCGCCCGCAGCAGCTTTTCAGCGCTGCCCATAGTACATACAAGGGGCTGTTCCCAACGCCAGTACCATGCAATAAGTACACGGTCGCTGTCCCTTGCCTCTGGCATACTGGTAAGTATCTCTACCACCTTGGCCAGTTTAGTTTTGATCTGTTTACTTTTTTCCATCATCGTTCTTATTTTTAGTATAATTAGCATATCCACACCCAAGACATTTTTTAAATCCAGCCGTTTTATAGCCAGATTTATTTCTTGGGCACATAAAATATTTTCTGGGAATCATTGCTTTTGAGCATGTTACAAATTCCCCAGTTTTCTTGTTTACTGCTGATTTTCCCATTAAATAATTCTTAAGTTTTTGCCCTTTACCTCTACCACGCTGCACATTTCTGCAAGGCGGCTGGCAACCCGTGTGCCATATTGTTCCTCCACCCACTGCAAATCGTGGTTGCTGGTAAAGTGTGTTGGTACGCCCTTGCGCTGCCACAGGTTATACCGTGCCGTAATTACTTCCACCATCGGGTACAGTTCGCTGCCGTATAGTTTCACCATAAGCGGCTCGCTGCCCAAATCATCGTAATACGCTGGCTTTTCCCAAAGTATGTACTGCGCAAAGGCTTCTTCGCTGCGCACCAGCGCCACGGCGTTACAATCATACTGCCGCCACCAGTTGTCTGGCCAGCAGGTAACAGTCATGTGCCGTAGCGCTTCCAGCAATACACTTTTGCCCGTACCGCACTTACCCCACAGGTACACCCCACGGGTAAGCGGGTACAGGGCATTGGCATTGCCGCTGGCATATAGCATTAAATTGCCCAGTATGGGGTATTGGTTCGGTATATATTCACGGTTAAAAACTGCCTCAAATATTTCCGTATACCAACCCTTCCACTCCTCGGCATTTGCAGGGTACTGGGTAAGCTTGTACCGCTGGGGCGGGGTAAACGTAACAGGTTTATTCATGGTATATACGGCCAGTTCCCTGCGCCTTACCTTTCATATCCCTGCTCGCCCATGTAGCCAGCCGCCCTGCCAGCTTCCATGTTGGTTGTAATTCCATCCGCATCTTACTGCCGCTGCGTGTAGGCTCTACCCAGTACGTGTAAAAGGCGTGCAGCATTGGCTTGCCAAATTTAACAGCGTGTTCCTGTGTAAATATGGTGGCTTTAAATGCCGCCTCCCTTTCTGCCAGCGTTTTGGGTGCTGGTGGCGCTTCGGTATCTGCCTTTTCTTCCAGCGGCAAAGTGGGTTCTGCCGTACCGTTTTTGTTATAAACCACCTTGGCATATTCTGGCAGGTTGGCCACAATGGCCTTGCGTGCCGCCTCCATGCTCGGGTTAAGCTTTTGGTTTTTGTGGTGGTTTACCAGTATTACATAATCCTCCGCACGCCGTACCTTACCAGCCGTGTTAAACTTGGCCAGCGTTTTGTTAATCATCTGCTCTTTCAAGCCCGTATCAAATACCATCTGCCGCAGGGTACACTCAAACACACCCGCAACATTACTTTGCGGGCAGGTAAGTAAGTATAAAAACAGCAGTTTTTCTTCTGGCGTTAGTTTGCTAATATAGCCATCCAGCCAAAAGTTCGTATTAACACTGCGCAGCCTACCCATTGGCCTGCCCCTCAATTTCATTCTTACGGTCAAGCCACAGCGTATTTAATGCTGTGCTTTCATCTTCCATAAACAGGCTGGGCTCAACGCTAAAAAGTTCCTGTAACTGCTGCACTGTTTTGCAGCGCTTTATCTGGGCGGCCACGTCTTGGTCATGTGTTGCCCCACCCGTGCCCAGTTCTGCGTTAAACTTTGCGCTTTTGGCCGCTGCATCCAGTGCCGTACCTGCACGCTTTACATCAGCTGCCACAGCTTTGGTACTTAAGTCGGGTTCTTCTTCCACAGGCGTTGCCACTGCATCAATGGTATTGTGCTGCTGCAATGCCGTAAGCTTATCGGGATTAAGTATGCCTTGGCGCTTTATATCCAGCCCAGCTTCAAAAAATGCCCGCAGCTGTTCCATATTTTCGCTGCTTATGTTGGGCACTAACGTAATAACTGGGTACACACTTTTGGCCTCTGGCTTATTGCTGGTTACCTTTTTTACGCATAGGTCAAAAGGTATATTTACCACCGTGCCAGCCATTTCCTTTATTTCATCAAAGGTGTTGCGTATTGCATTTATGCTGCTTTTATCGCCGCCCGTCTGTAACTGCCACACACCAAAAACACCCTTAATGGCAGGTATAACAAAGTTAATGGTAAGCAGCTGCCGCCATTTAACGGTATGCGCTTTGCTAAAGTCGGCCACCACCTGTTTATCATCCGTGGGTTCGTAACCCTCTTTGCCATACTGCCACAGCCAATATGCCTGGCCATCACTGTACCCAGCTTTGCGCCCTTCTTTATCGCGGCCATCCCACTCCTCAAAACAACTTTGGAAGTCATCATCGCTTATAAACACAATCTGTATTTTACTGGGCTTTTGGTACACCTCATCAAACTTGCTGGCGTATGCCCCAGTGGCTATAAAATAATCAAGGCTAACGGGGTATTCCTTACCACCGCTGCCCTGCTTTTTTTCGCCGCACCGTATCTTACCAATCAGTGGCAGGCGGGTGCTTTGTGCGGGTATGTTTGCCCGCAAAATTCTGCTTTTTCTTTCCATCTTCGTTACATGTTACTTTTTACATAATTACTTCGTTCCTGTTTCAGCAGGTAAATGGCTGCCATATAAAAGCCAGCACTGTTGTACACCTTTACGCCTGCCGTTTCCAGCAGGGTAAAAGCTTGCGGGTTCTTTTCCGTTGCATCGTGTGCCAGCTGTAAGGCCAGCAAATCAGTATCCCTGTGGCAATGCTCTAAAAGCCACTTATGGTAAGCTGTTAGTTCCATCCTCTGGCTGGTTTTCGTCAAAGTAAGTATCGGTGTAATCGTACTGCTGCTGGGTAAATGCTGCATTGTCAATGGCCTGCTGTACCACCGCCTTAATAACTGGGGTGGCAAAGTTTGCAGGTGCTTCGCTTGGTACGCCATCGGCATCAACTGGCTGGTCAAGGCTTATCGTGCCAAACATTTCCAGCATTGTTTTTTCTTCCACGTTGCTGTACATTTCCCCGTACATGCCAATAATGTGGTGCGCAGCGTTTTCGCTAAACCCATTGTTCTGGTCAACCAGTGTGTAAGTGGGGCGGGTGCGCCAATCTTTGGGATGCCAGTTGTAAAGCTTTATGTCTATGCCATTATACTGCGGGTAAGCATCGTTAAGCAGCATACGCAGTAAGCGCAGCTGTGCGGCATTATGTACCCCGCCTGTGCTGTTGCGCCCACTCTTATTATCAATAATGGCCAGCACCCTGCTGGTGCGTTTGCTTTCCTTGGGCTTGCCCTTGTTTTCGCAGCTTTTGTACTCCTCCCCAAAAAAGCCCTTTTCCGTGTAATCCATTTCACAAAATATATCCAGCGTACCAGCCACGCCCAGCGCTGGGCTTACAAGGCTTAACTCAATGGCCAGCGGCTTAACATTGTAATCCGTGCAAAACTGTGCAAAGGCAAGCGTGTCCTGTCGTATATCATCTGCCCATGCGCCCTCGCCAGTTGTTAGCCCGTTTACCTTGCAGTAATTATGTACCACCTCCCCCATAAGGTCAAGGTTGCACACCCGCTTAATAAGCATGGTGGCAATAACAGTATGCAGCAGGCTGCCATAAAATGCCCGCAAATCACGGTATGCCCGTGCCTCCTCCCAGCCCTGCTCGGCAATCCACTTGGTTAAAAACTCATCGGCTGGTATTGTTTTGCGGGTAAGGGTGGTAACACCCACGGCAAAGCGCACCTTCGGTTTTTCCTCTGCACCACCCAGTACGGCTTCCCGCAGTGCTGCATCGGTATCTATGTAATAGTAAAAGCGGTCACCCTTAAAGTGGTATCTAAACAACTGGTAAGGGCTTAACATTAAAGCCTTGTCATCAAAGTACATGGCCTTAATTTCACTGATTGTCATTTCGTTTTTGTTCATCTTCGTTTATTTAAGTTGCTTAAGTAAGTTCTGTAATCCACGGCCATCTTGTATGGTCGTGCCTGTTGCCCAGCCACTATAAGGGTACAGCGTAATGCGTGCGCCCTTGTAAGTAAACTGTAATTTGGTTGCCCCATGCTGCTCAACTGTGTAGCCAAGCTTTTCCAGTGCCTCTTTGGCCGCAGCCATGCGCACTGGTTCAAGCGCCTTTTGCCTTTCAACGTCTAAACGTGCCATATTACTTCGCTTTGCGCCGCACAATACTGCGTATAAGCAGGCATCTTTTAATACTTATTTTGCTGTCCTCATACGGCTGTTCATGCTTGCGCAGCCACTTCCAAATTGTGCTATAATGTTCCAAGCAATCCCACTGCTCGCAGGCTGTCTTAAGGCAGCTGTAAACTGCCGTGG